AATATAGAACCAAACGATACGGATGATTCTGCTTTATCTTGGTCATAAGGGTCAATGCCCGCAACATATTGTCCATATCCTATTTTGTCAGTCGGATGTTCCCATATTACAATAGCTCCTTTAGGATCAATTGATTGTCTAGTTGGGTAATCTGCTGGTATTAAATTATGATCTATCTTAAATACAGCTTTACCTGCTGTATCTCTACCCATCCAACCACTGTCACCAAGATCCTTTTTATGATCTGTTGATTCTAGATAGGCTAGATGGTCTTTTAGTTCTGCTACTGGGAATAGATTACCAGTCATTACTAAGAAAGCTTCAGAAGGTACTAGAGGTTTCATTTGTAATAGAGAGTAGTAAGGTTGTTTTGATTTAGCTGCTTTAGCTATTTCTCTTTCTCTCATCAGTTCTCTTAATGATAATTCTTTATTTACATTACCAAACTCATCTCTGAACTTATCTAATGCCATCCAAGCAGGTATAAACAATCCTATTCTACCTTTGTTCTCAAACTGGTCTTCAAATGATATACAATCTGCTGCATCAGGATCATAGAATACTTTCTTAGTAGGTTCTGTAGCACCATTTGTCATAGACCCACCTGTACCTGTTAACCAGATAGTTCCATACTTCTCACCATCTGATGTAGTACATTCATGGAGTTGTCCTAAAACTTCTTCTAGGTTATTCATAAAACCTACTTCATCTATTAGTCCAAATCCATATCTAGATCCATTAGCTGCAAAAGGATTATCTTTAAATGATCTATGGAGGAATCCACTACCTGATCCTTTATATTCCCAGTTACCACCAATCTTCTCTTCATATCTAGCTATAATATCTTTACCTACTACCCAGCTACCAGCAGTCTTCTTAGATAATGGAGGAGGATATAATACTCCACCTATTTCCATTTTACCCGGAAGATTCTCTAATCCTATCTTGATATGTTTATTTATATTATTAACATACTTAGAATCAGATGCTGCTATTAATGTTTGAGTAGTATATATGATTCTATCTTCTTTAGGAAGTTGCTTATTAACCCACCATTCATCATAATCTGTTATACCATCTGTTAAGAAGTTATGTCCAGATATATTACCTGACCATACAGTTTTACCATAGTTACGAGCACCTATTTCAATAACATTCTTCGCTTCGTTATGGAATAAAGGTTTACCTAGATTCCTAGTTTTATATTCATATAGGTATTGTAAAGCAGGTATATAGTATTTATAACTACCATCTCGTCTTAATATATTTTCTCTTATGTAAGCGTCTAGATAAGGAACTATATCATCTCTGTTCTCATCTAATAAGACTCTATGACAGGAGTATTCCTCATCTTCTTTAAATCCACTAAAGCCTCTAGCAGCTGCGTGGACGTATCCTTTAATCCACTCTAAGTCTCTTAATCTAGGCTTACCAATAACTTTACCTTTAGAAGAAGTATTCTTCTTCTTCATCTCTATATTCCATAAATTAACATATTGAAATACAGATCCTGGTATCCACTTGTATTCATTATTATGATCTACCCAATAACCCTCAATCTGTTTTCTTTTAATAGTATGGAACCAGAAACGTTCATAGTTAACTGAAAGAGGATTTATTCTTTCTAATTTAACTATACACTTCTGTAAAGGTATTTTATTTTTATAATCTAAATAGTCGAAACTCATATATTATTAATCGTTCAATGAAGGTACTGATCCTCCTTTAGCAATACCACTTCCTTCTTCTTTCTGTAAATCTTCCCATATCTTCTTAATAGTTTCAAATACTTTAGAAGTACCTACAGCCATCTTATCTAGATCTTCATAGGTACTAAAGTCATATTCTTGTTCTTTAAGATAGGCTGTTCTTTTATCTAGTAATTCATCCCAAACCATTAGGTGACGTTCTAGAGGAGTAAACTGAGACTTTATAAAGTTATCTATAATTATATCTAGTTTACTTTTATTCTTACTATAATAATTAGGATCATCACAATAGTCTTCTCCTACTACATAATGTTTACCATCTATTCCATCTTTAGCTAAGTTTCTAAACTTACTAGCTTTAGAATAACAATAGGCTACAAACCACATCATCATAGAAGAGTCTTTCTTAGTCTTATTCTTATCAGACTTATATAACTCTTTATAAGGTTCTATAACTTTAAACTCTGGGTATAGTTCCCAGAAGCTAAAGTCAGTATTGAAATTATCTATATAGTTCAAATTAATAAAATTTAAATCCTAGATTACCTGTTATCTTAGGTAATCCAAATATTACTTGTTTAAGTTGTTTATAGTTACCAGATACTATTAGAGCATCTTCTCCTTTAATCTTTATCTGTACTTTATGACTAACTGGATTACCTTTCTTATTAACCATTTCATTTATAGAAGCTACGTCTGCTTTCCAGATAATCTTCCTAGATTTAACTCCTGTTTTGACTAAATCATATTCATCAGGATCGTTTTTCTTAGGAGTATATATATCTTGTATGATTTGGACTTCTAGGTAATCTAAGTTATCATATTTTTGATTGATTGATAAGTTCTTGTTTTCTCTCATATAGTTTATCTATTCTTTCCTTAGATTTTTGTTTAACTCCAAATATACCAAAGTATTGTAATCTAACTGATTCTCCATTACCTTCTCTCATAGTATCAGCTATAAAATCAAATTGAGATCTTATAAGCTTTTCTACTACTTCTTCAGGTTGATTTGTCTTAGCAGCTATCTTAGCTATTATCTGGTCTATCATTATCTTCTACAACTACTGGTTTTTGTGTATTATGACATCTGGTAATAAAGTCTTTAAGCTCACTATATCCTGTATCTCCTAATGATATAACAGGATAAGTAATTCTACCTTCTTCTGCTTTAAAAGATTTCCATATTACTTTATTATTAACTTCTCTTTTAAACTGATTGTATCCTATATATAAAAAATCAGTACTGTTTATTGGATATATTAAAGTATCATACTTCTTATGTTTAGCTAGACCTCCTCCTCTTTTAGAAGGTTTAAATCCTAATGATACTAAAGTTTCTTTTGTAATTGCCATATTATATATTTTCTTCTATTTGTTTTTTATATTTATTATCTCTATCTTGAATTACTTTAGGTTTATCAAAACTAACTTCAAATATATTCTTACTTAATGATCCTTTAAAATATTGTGGTAAGTGATAATATATATCACCATTTGCAAAATAATTAATATTACCTGTTTTTAATAATTCTATTTGTTCTTTTGTTAATTTAACTTTTTGTATTTCCATATTTAATCTATTTTTTCTAATACAATATTTAATATATATTTATCTTTTGTCAAAGTTATAAACGTATCTAGTATAACTTCATTTATATTATTTCTATTTAGATAGTTTTGTTGAGTTCTAATCATATAGGGTTCTCGTTCTATTAACGTATCTATACTATCATAACGAATACTAGTTACTCTTTGTTTACTATTTAGTTGTGTTACTTTCATAAAGTTTTAAATAAAAAAGGTACAAACTATATTGCTTGTACCTAATTGGGAGAAAGGAATTGTTATTGGTAGCGGGTGTCAGAATCGAACTGACTTTCTTCGGGTAATGAGTCCGGCGAGATACCATTTCTCCAACCCGCAATATTTTAAAGCTTATTTACTTTTTCTTCTAATTTAGTTAGAAGTGTATTCCTTAGTTCTCCCTCTATAACTGTTTTCTTATATGAGTAATGAGGTACTTTATGTGATCCTATAACTACTGATTTAGAGTCTTGCATAACTGTTACTTCTTGTACGTAAGCTAATGCTTGAATTAAACAATTTATAATTTGTACGTCTTCTTCTGTATTAGTAATACTATTTATTGCCATGAATAATAATTGTTTTGGTTTCTTTTATATCTGTATATAATTTATCTTGTAAACCAGCCATATATTTAGCAGCTTGTTTATCTCCTTTAGTCTCTCTTAATTCTAGAAACTTATCTAATTCTTCATCTGTTAGTAATCTCTTTGTTAATTTCATAAATCAAAGATAAAAATAATAATTGACAATTCCAAATAAAATCGTAATTATTTTAATTAGGTAATAGATTAGGATACCTAACCATAACTAACTTAATAGCTTTATTAACACTGATAGTACTGTTATTAACTAATTCATTAACTTCATCAGCATATTTTTCCCAAGATTGAACGTGGGATTTAATAACATCATCTATCTCTTGCATTACTATTGATTACTTAAAGTATAGGTAACTTCTACTACATAATTAGCTGGATCAACTGTAAAGGTAGGTATAACTTTATATCTTAATGTAAAGGTATTACCTGTAGTACTAGGATTACCTCTTACTCCAGTTTTAGCTTCTACTGGTCCAGCCGATGTACTAGTAGTATTTACAAAAGGAGTAAATAAGGTCACTGTTCCATTAGATCCGTTAACTACTCCCCATAATATATTAGAAGGTTGTAAAGGAGCTGTAATAGCTGTAGGACCTCCTGTTATAGGAGAAGCTGTTATATTAGTAATAGAAGTAGTTAACTTCCACAATCTATTAGACTTAACTGCAAAGCTAATTGGATCAGTAATTAATCCATTTTCTATATCACTTTCTGTTACAAAAGGAGCTATATTAGGACTTCCTGTTGTAGTAGAAGTAACTATAGAATTAATAGCTACATTCATAGTTGCATTAACAGTTTGACCAATAGTAGATAAACTAGTTAACAGTAATATTGTTAATAATAAGTTTTTTATAATCATAATTTATAGTTTTTATCCTACGCTAGTAGGTTATGGTTAAAATTCAGTGGCCAATAAAACTCGTTTTCTAAACTGCCACTAGGTTTTTAGATGAGGAAAGTCAATGTACTGTACTTTCAAAGTATTAATTGTAATAATTAATATAATTGGTGCCTTACGCGCCAGCTTCCAACTTTATTAGGTTCTGGAGTTATTTAAGTAACAAAGATAGATATAATAATCGACATATCCTAATAATTTTAAAAAATTTTTTAAAAAATTTATGAGAGTATGTTTGCAAGATAGCCTAGCAAACTCTCCCCTTACATAATTTTGAGATCGGATACACCCGTCATGTTTTATACATGATAGTGTAATTCGCTCCAGCTTGTATACCTGATGTATACTTTAATCTAATTAATCTATATTTATTATGAACAAGTTATTCGTTGCTAAATTTACACAAACATCTGGTGCTCCATTCAAAGGTGATAAGCATGGTAATATGCCATTCATCGGTACTGTACTAGCTGGTGAGTCATCAGGTAGTATCATTAATGGTACTATGTTTGGTAGAGCTAACCTTATTGAAGATCAAGTGTACCTATGCCAAAACACTATTGATCCGGAATATCCTGATAATGTACAGACTGAAGTAATTCAGGCAGTAGATGTGGTGCAATTCATTGATTTGCGTAAAAAGCTTGGTAATCCAATCAATCGTGCTATTGGTGCTTCTAGTGCTGTAGAATCTACTGAAGAAGACCTTATTCCGGCTAAGAAAGCCAAGTAAAGCGTTTAAGAGTAGTCCTTAGGGATTATTCTTATTTTAAATCTAATTAACCCAATTAATCTTATATAAATCAAATCGTTATGAAAAAGTTACTATTAGTAGCATTAATTGCTAGATTTGCTTCTTGTGCTAAAGAAAAAGTACAAATTACATTTGTTGATGATAATTCTAAAGGATTAGCATCTCTTGATGAAGTTCAATATGTATCGGGAGATACAGTTAGTGTAGGTGCTACTTATGGTAGATTTAATATCGTAGACGGTAGTAAATTAGATACTTTATATCTTCTTAAATTAAGAGATAGTACTAGTGTTGTAGTTCATCGTAGATTAGCTATAATTCTATAGTATAATAATAGGTTAATGTAAATCCTTATTTCTAGAACGACGTTGGTTAGGGTATTTAATCTATTATTATCTTATATATTAGAATAATAGTAAGTAATTACAACTTTTAGATATGCAGTTAAATTAGGATGCTGATAAACATATTGTACATTATACCGTCGCTCGGTAGTACTATTCATCCTATTATTATTCTTTATATTACATAACAATAGAGGAATCCAAGTGGTGTAACTTAGTAGCACACTATTGTTATTATTTAAGAGTATTTATTAATATAATTACTACACATTATATTAATATAATTACTACGCCGACTATATCCATCCAATATATTACCTTTTAAATAATTAATAAATCAATTATACTTATTAATATAGCGTTACAAACTTATAAACTAATTAAATAAACAAAATTATGGTAGAAGTATACGGGGTTCTCATGACTATTGCTGATGCAATAGCTTATGATAGAAACTAAGGTTGAGTCTAAGGATTCCCTATTTAAGCGAATTAAAGTAGTGTAATAGTAGATGTACAGACATTCTAGATACGATGTTATGCTATTACCTACTTTATTAAATTAAACAATTATGAATAGTAAATTAAACAATTATGAATAGATTAAAAGTAATAAAAGTAACAGAAAATAATATTGAATTTGAAAACAATATTAAACTATCATCATATCATGACCAAGAGTGTTGTGAAGAACATTATTTAAGTTTTAGTGATATAACAATTGAAGACTTTAAAGATTTAGAATTTGATTTGACAACAGAAAAGTTTTTTAATAGAATAGAAGACTATGGTATAGAATTAATTCCAATAAAAGGTCATTCAATTAAAATACCCGGATATGCTTATAATAATGGTTATTATAGTTCTAATTTATCTTTAGAATTAACAAATAATAAAGATTTTAATAAATCATTTAATATTGATAATTGTCAATCATTTTAAGATTAAAATATGACCATTAATAAAATACCAATATTATTTAGGATTGTTATATCTATAATAGGTTGTATAACAGCATTATTATTTCCTATTATACTTTATTATGTATGTGGTGAAAATATTAATAAAAGTTTATCATTCTATGTTGTAGATCCAATAGGTGCACAAATCTTTAATTATTCTTTAATAATAATTAGTATTTCATTAATGATTAGAAAAGCATATTTATTACCATCTATATTAATCTTATTAATAGTTTATTATGATGCAATAAATTATGCAACTATCCATTATATAATAGCAGCATTATTTTTCTTATTATTTACTATTGTATTATTCTTAGACAAAAGATATGTATACAGTATAATAATGATATTAAATATAATAACCCTATTATGCTTTGGATTATATACATTTGAAATAATAGCTATATTAGTTATAGTAATATATAATATAGAAATAACTATTAAAGTTATTCAAAAAGAATACTTATTAATAAAATAAATATTGTACGGTGGTGGAATTGGCAGACACGTATCCTCGTCTCGGATATGATTGTTTTTGTAGATCTATGTGATGGTTACAGAAATCCCTAAACAATCGTGAAGGTTCGACTCCTTCCTGTACAGCAACAAATTAATTAAACTTAAACAAATAAATTATGAAAACTACATTATTATCAATTGCAATACATGCTCTAGGAGTAATTGCAATATCATTTATTATAATTGGAGCTTATGCTATAATTCAACATTTTAATTTATAACATTAATATATTCCACCATAACAAAGTCCGACATTAGAAAAGTCTATTGAAGAAAGAGCATATAATAAGTATTGGTTTGCTCAAACTTGGTGGTATATAATACAATAAGGATACATTAACCATTATTCCCTTATTAAAACTCTTCTGTCTAATTAGGTGGAAGAGTTTATTAAAATATTAAAAACAAATAGTTATGTTGACACTATATCTAAAGTATGTTTGGACGAGAGTTCGAATCTCTCCGCCTCCACCACTATTCCAATTGTGGGAATTAATACATAAGATTGATTAATGATCGCTTATGACAATATGGGGGCGACCGGAATTGACAGGATATAAGTAAGTATAGTAGAGTAATTATTTAACAATAACCGCAAAGGTTATACCAATGACTGGAATGCAAGTTAGACTTGCTGCCTAATCAGCCATTAGGAGCTAAATCCTATTTAAGTCTGGTTGAAATATACCAGACTTATTAAAATATTAATTAAACAATAACATAAATAAACAATTATGAAAAATAGAATTTTAATATTATCTTTATTTCTATCAATATTTACTATATTATTAGTAATAAGTTGTAATCAAGGTAATACAAATAATACTTATTATCAAAATCAAAGCGTAATAGATACCGGTATTGTAACAGATATACAAATTGAAACTGTATATAAAGATGAATCAAATGACAATGCTGTAACTGGTGCTGTTATAGGCGGTATAGGATCATATCTTTTATCATCAAGACCATCATTTACTAAAGTAGCAATAGGTGCTGTAGCAAGTGCTGGTGTAGGTAAAATGACTGGAGGACAAGTCAGTAGTTATAATCAATATACTATTATTGTTGAAGATATAGAATACGAAGGAACCATTGAGTTTATTACAAAAAGTAATAAATATAAAATAGGTGATAGTGTATTACATAATAATGATAATATTATTAAAAAACTATAATTTATTAAAAACAAGTCATCTGCTTGAAGATGAACACTAATCTCAGATTGGTAGTTATTCTATTATGGATAATGTGATTCCCGTGGTTACAAGCTAATCCAATAGCTGTTGTTCATTGTAGAGGTATAGTAACTGCTTATATGGAGTGAAATGCTTCCTTTGGAAATGGGACAGATGATTTATAAAATAATTAATTAAAGTATAATATAATACTATGAGTTAATACTATTAAACAGTATT